TTGCAATATAAAGAACTCGGCGGCTCCTCGAAAGTGGTTAGCCAAAGCGTCGACGAATTAAAAGGGCGCCTGAATGATTTGGGGGCCAACGTTCCAACGGAACCCGTTAAGAATTTCCGCCAACAAATAAAGGACCTCACAAACGAGCTCCAAACTACCAACCTCCCGAAAACCTCGGCCGAATATCAGCAACTAAAAACGCGGCTCGAGCAATTAAAGGACGCTCAAAAAGATTTTAACGAGGAAATTGGGGCGAACGCTGGGCCTGCTTTCGAAAGTGCGGGGAATAATTTAAGGAACCTCCAAAGCCGCCTCGGGTCGCTCGATTTCGCGGGGGCCGCTGATAGTATTAACGGGCTCGCAAAAAACGTTAAGGGGCTTAATTTTTCAGGCGCGACGGAAGGCTCGGGAGCGTTTACAAAATCGGTTTTAAACCTTGGAAAAGCGTTATTAACGAACCCCATTTTTTTAATTGGTTCGGTTATCGCGTTAATCGTAACGAATTTCGATAAACTCGCAAACGTTATTCCTGGCGTTGGAATCGCTTTCGAGGCCATTGGTAAGGTGGTGGGATTTGTCAAGGACGCGATTACAGGTTTTACCGACGCTATCGGAATAACGGCGGTCGCGGCGGCCGATGCTGTAGATTCAGCAATCGCCAACCTCGAGGGGAATCAGAAAAAACTCGATAACGCGCGCCGTTTGGCGGTGGCAAATGCTCAGAAAACGGGCGGGGACGTTAAGGCTATTAACGACGATTACCGAAAAAAGGAAATCGCCGAAAACGATAACTTAATTAATCAGGTTAACGCGCTCGAAAAGAAAGGAGTTCTATTAACAAAAGAGCAAGTCGACGCGCGAACAAAAGCGCTCGCGGCCAACAGTGAAATTAATATTAAAGCCGCCGAGGATGAAGCGGCGGGCGTGGCAAAAGCTCGAGAAGATGCCGAAAAGGCGGAGGCCGACCGTATCGAAAAGGCAAAGCAAGCCGCCCAACAACGCGCCCAACAAATTAAACAAAACGAGGCCGAGGTAACTCAGGCAATTAAGGACGCCCGCGAGGCTCGTTTTCAAGCGGGCTTGAGTGATGAAGATAAGGAGCTCCGCCAACTCGATTTAAAATATGAAAAGTTAAAAACCCAAGCGGGAAATAATCAAACGCTAATAAATCAACTCGCCGCCGAAAAGGAAGCCGAGCGCCTTGGGGTATTAAAAAAATATTCGGATTTAGAACTCGCCCAGCAAGCGGAAAAGGATAAGGCGCTCGCGGATCAAGTCCGCCAAAACGCCATAAATGAGGCGGCCGAGCTTGAGGCGCTTGAGGAGCAAAATTTCCAAGCGGGGTTATCGGCAAAGGACCGCGAATTACAGGCGCTCCGCGATTCCTATTTTGAACGAATCGAAATATTAAAGGCGGCGGGGGCGGATGCGGCCAACCTCGAAAACGAGTTATTGACTAAGGAGGGGGAAATCCGCCAAAAGTATCGGGATGAGGAAACGAAAAAACGCGAGGATGAGGCCAAAAAGGAAGCGGATAAGGCGAAGCAACTAAGCGACGCTCGAATCCAAGCCGCCACAAATACCGTGTCGACCTTGCTTTCGTTAAACGAGGCTTTCGCGGGGAAAAGCCAGCAAAGCCAAAAGGCCGCATTTCAGCGCCAAAAAGCCCTCCAAATAGCTCAGACGGGTATAGAGACGTACAAAGCCGCTCAGGGCGCTTATGCCTCCCAATTAATTCCTGGCGACCCTACGAGCGTACCGCGCGCATTTATCGCGGCGGCGGCGGCCGTAGCGGCGGGACTTGCAAACGTGGCAAAGATTAAGGCGACGACATTCAGTTCGCCCGCTCCGAGTGGGGGAAATAATACGAGCGTCCCAAGCCTGAGCGCTCAAGGCGTGGCGGCTACGGGTGGAACCGTTCCCGATTTTAACCCGCTGGCGGCGTTTAATATTCAAAACCAACCTCAGCAAGCAACTCCCGCCTATGTGCTCGCGGGTGACGTGGCGAGTTCACTCGAGGCGCGGGCAAAGGTTCAGGATTTGGCGCGACTATAAAAAGAAAAGCCCCCACGTTTGGAGGCTTAACCCATATTTTAACACTGAAAACTAGTAACGCCACAAATATAAAAAAAATGGATTCAAAAAAAATATTTAAATGCGTAATCGGGCCCGAGGGGAGCCTCGGAGTTGAAGCGATTTCCCTCGTGGAATTTCCCGCCATTGAGTCGAATTGGATCGCGTTAAAAAAGGAAGTGAAACTCGAGGCGCTCGATAATGAGCGGCGGATGTTATACGGTCCCGCGCTTATTCCTGATAAACCAATTTTGAGAATTGATAAGGAAACGGGCGAGGAGTATTATATCGTTTTCGACCGCGAAACGATTTATAACTGCGCTCACGCGTTTATGAAAAATGGTTTTCAAAATGCCCATACTTTTGAACATTTGAAACCTATCGAGGGCGTTACCGTAGTAGAGTCATGGTATAAAGAGGGTGAGAATGATAAGAGCGTCCATTTAGGTATGGATGTACCCGTTGGAACGTGGTTAATCGGTTCGAAAGTAGATAACCCCGAAATATGGGCGAACGTCAAAGCGGGGAAGGTTAAAGGATTTTCAATTGAGGGCTACTTTGACCACGTGGGGTTGAATATGGGGGCGGTTAGCCCTGAGGCTTTAGCATTACAGGAAATAGAAAAGTTATTTATTTCGCTTTAAAATATCGCCGAAAGGTGAGTTTCTGGTTCAAGTGTTTAAGGGTGAAGCTAAAAAGGGTTCCTAACGAGGAGCCCTTTTTTCGTGTAAAATGGGGAAATAAATAGGCCTTTCCGTTCCATACGCAAAACATTAAACGCATGTCAAAAACCAATTTAAAAGATTCTTTGAAAAATATATTTTCAAAGTTTGGGATTGACCCAAGCGTTCACGGTATAAAACTCGAAGAGGTTAAGCTCGAAACGGAAGGCAAATTAATGGATGGGACTCCTATCTACACAAGCGCCGAAAGTTTCGCCATTGGCGCCGAGGTTTACACTAAGGACGCCGAGGGTAATATGGTCCCCGCAACCGCTGGCCGTTATGAGCTCGAAAGCGGTGAATTTATCGACGTTAACGAGGCGTCACAAATCGCCGAAATGGGCCTCCCTGAAATGGAGGAGGAAATGAGCTCGGACGATTTGCTGAGCGCCATTAACAAACTGAGCGAACGCGTTTCGACCCTTGAGGGTGAAAAAACAGCGTTAGAAACTGAGCTCGCCACGGTGAAAAATCAGGCCGCAAAAGCTACCGAAAACCTCGGAGCGGTTAAGGCTGAATTGGCCGCCGTAAAAAAGCAACCCGCGACCGTATCAGTTAAAGAAAAAAATCCAACTCGCGTAATTCTCGGCGAGCAAAAAGCGGAAAAGCCATTTAATCAAATGACGCTCCGCGAACGTATCGTAAACAATATCGAAAAAATTAAATAAGAATTTAAAAAATGGCAACTACTGCAAATTTAACAACCACCTACGCGGGTAAATACGCGGGTGAGTACATTAAGGCGGCATTCTTGGCGAACGAATCGCTTCAGCATGTAACCGTTAAAGAAAATATCGACTATAAAGCGGTCGTTAAAAAACTCGTTGATAATATCACTTTTGAGGCTCCGACCTGCGACTTTACGCCGCTGGGTACGGTGACAATTACCGAACGTACTTTGACCCTCGAAAAATTCCAAGTTCAACGTAACCTTTGTAAGAACACTTTCCTAGCGGATTGGGGCGCTAATTTCGTTCAAAACGGCGAACTTGAGCCAGCATTGAGCGAAACTTTGATTGCAAACATGCTCGAGGGAATCGCGGCAAAGAATGAGGAAATTTTGTGGACGGGTGTTAACGCTACGGCGGGCGAGTACGACGGACTTTTGACCCTCATGAACGCGGGCGGTTCGGGCGTTAATTTCGTAGCTACTCCCGTAGCTATCGACGCGACTAACGTTATTTCTAAAATCGCTTTGACCGTTGCGGATTGCCCAACGGCTGTTAAGCGCTCGACGGAAAAGCCTGTTATTTACATCGCTCAAAACGTTTGGGAGGCATTTATGCAAGCAAGCGCGGCGGCGGGCAACGGTTGGTACACTTATGGCGGTCCTGAAATGCCGAAAAGTTACCTCGGCTATCAGTTGGCAATATGCCCAGGCATGCCCGACGATACTATCGTTATGGCTCAAAAATCAAACCTTTGGTTCGGTACGAATGTATTGAGCGATTGGAATAATATTCAGGTTGTGGATATGGGCCAATTCGCCGAGGATAACGTTCGCTTTAGTGCGAAATTCTTCGCGGGTGCTCAGTTCGGTATCGGTAACGAAATTGCCGCATACGGAACGTGGTTCTAAAAAATTAAATGGGGGGTTTAAACGCCCCCCCTAACTTTAAAAAATATAATAATATGCCATGTTTACTATCGGCGGGCTTTATGCTCGATTGTAACGAGGGGGTCGGCGGCGTTAAAAACCTATATTTCGCGAATTGGGAATTTTTCTCGAGCGGAATTACGTTAGATGCAAACGGAATTATCGACGGCCTGCCAGGTGTGGCGGGAAGCGTTGACGTTTTCCAATACCAACCTAACCGAAATACGGGAGCCGTTACCGTGGTCCCAACGGCCAACCTCGAAAACGGGACTTTATACTACGATCAAACGGTCGAGCTTACTTTGGGTAAGTTGAGTAATGCAAAGAAAAAAGAACTCGAGCAAATGAGCAAAGCGAAACTTATCGTTTTCGTTCAATTGTACGACGATCAAATCGTTTGCGTTGGCCGTACCGACGGCGCGTTTTTAACGACGGGTTCGTATCAATCAGGAAAGGCGAAAGGCGACCTTAACGGTTATCAAATCACGTTAAACGCTCAGGAGCCAGGACAACCCGATTTCCTTGAGGCTTATACGTCCGTTCCTTTCGATAATTTCGCGGGTATTGCCGTAGTTCAATAATATTCGTTAAAGGGGTTCTATATTTAAAACGGGGGCGGGCGTCAAAACTCGCCCCTTTTTTGTAAAACGATGAATTATTTAAATACAAATCAGGCGGGGCAAACTTTATATTTAAGTTTGAATGAATCGCGGCAATATTTCGCCACGGCCTTTACGCATTATTTATTTATTTTAATTCATGAGGAAAATTCGACCGCTGGCGAGGAGCTCGCCCAAGTCCCCGCGATTGTAATCGAAAACCAACGAATAACCCAATTAACCGTAACGACTTTCGGGCTTACGCTTCCTGGCCGCTATCGATTCTATGTTTACGGCCAAAATTCAGCCGTAAATTTAGACCCAACTAACGCGGCGGTCGTTGGCCTTTGCCGTATCGGTTGGCTCGATTTAAAGAGCGCGACGATTTATTATGACGTTCCAACGATAACCATTAACGACGATATTATTTACAATGGAAACCCATAACGTTAAACGATTAACCCTAGCCGATTACACGGTTAGGAGCTCAGCCGAAAAAACCGACCGTTCGGGGTGGGTTAATTATGGCGTCGATAATCTTTTCCCTCAATATTTATCTGAGCTCGCCGCGACGGGGGCCGTTCACGGTTCGCTATGTGTATCGATTGGCGACATGTTCGCGGGCAAAGGGCTCGAGGCTGGCGTTTATAACAAACGTCTCGAGGCGCTCAGCGCTTACGACGTGTTTTATGGGTGCGCTCATGATTATAAAAAATACGGCGGTTATTACATTGAAGTTATTTATTCAGTTGATCGCCAAAACATCGCGAAAATTCGTCATTTACCTTTCGAGGAGTGTAGAATAGCGGTCGCAAATGAGGAGGAGGAAATCGTCGGCGTTTATCATTCCAACGACTGGGCGAATACTCGAAAGAAAAGGAATAAGCCCGAGTTTTTACCCGTATTTAACCCAACGAATAACGGCGAAGAGCCGAGACAAATATTTTATAAGTTCGCTTATTGCGGGGCTAATATTTACCCGCGCCCTGATTATTACAGTGCTATAAATTCTATCGAATTAGCGCGCGAAATTAGCGTTTACCACGTTAATAACATCATTAATGGACTGAGTCCGTCGATGATTGTTTCGCTTTTCCAAGGCGCCCCCGCCCCTGATGAGCAGCAGCAAATAAAAAGGGATTGGGAACGCGAATTAACGGGCGCTCGAAACGCGGGTAAGTTCATAATGACGTTCAATGAACGCGATACTCCAAAGCCTGAAATAACTACTTTCCCGCTCAGCGACGCGGATAAACAATATGAGTTTCTTTCGAAAGAATCGACCTCGTTAATTATGGTCGCTCACCGCGTCGTAACGCCTTTACTTTTCGGAATTCGCGACGTGGGCGGTGGGTTCGGTTCGAATAAAGATGAAATGGCGGTCGGCCTTGAAATTTTTACAAATCAGGTCGTTGACCCAGCCCAAAGAAAACTAGCGGACGGACTCGAGGAAATTCTAAGCTACGAAATGCCTAATATAACTATTACGGTTATACCGAATTCGCCGCTCGTTTTAACCCCTCCCGTTAAGGTTGAGCCAACGCCAACCCCAGCCCCTCAGGCGCTCGAGGATGAAAAAAAAAAGCCCATTTGCTGCGCGCGTGAAACCAACGAACTCGAGGAGCTGGGCTCGGAAATCGCCGAGGAGCTGATAGCCCTCGGAACCGACCCCCCCTCGGGTTATATTTTAATAGATTCGTATGAGGTCGATTACGAAAATGACGACGCCGAAAACGAGGAGCTCGTTAAAATAACCGCGCATGAGTTGGCGAGTACGGGAAGGGCTCAAGCCATGAGGCCAAGCGATCAAGACGAAACGAATTACGCGGGCGTTACATTCATGACGCGTTACCGTTATTTCGGCTCTAAAAATCCCGAGCGTGAATTTTGCCGTAAAATGATGGCGGCCGATAAGCTTTACAGGAAAGAGGATATTGAGGCTATGGAGGACCGACCCGTTAACCCAGGATGGGGGCCGAATGGCTCAAATTTCTATAGCATTTGGCTCAGAAAAGGCGGAGGCAACTGTTACCACGCATGGCGCAAGGAGACGTATTTAAACGCGAAAGGAATTAATCCACTCGCCAACGATGCCCAACGAATAGCAGTAGCAAAAGCCGAGCGAATGGGGTATAAAGTTCGTAACCCTGAACTCGTGGCGTTATTGCCTATTGATAGCGATTATAACGGATTCCTCCCAACGAATCCAATTTATGGCGTAAACGGAAAAAATTATAGAAGATAATGGCTGAAATACTTTTAATATCGGACGTATATATTAAAAAATATACTAACGTAAACGGGGCGGTGGATCCAAATCTATTATACCCCTCGATTTATTTGGCTCAGGATAAATTCCTCGCGCCATACCTTGGAACGAACCTTTACGAAAAGATTAAAAACGACGTGGCCAATAATACCCTGGCGGGCGATTATTTAACCCTCGTTGACGATTACGCGCGCCGCGTTGTTTTATGGTGGGCGATGGTCGAGGCGGCCCCCGCGTTAACCTACAAAATCGATAACGCGACGATGGTACAAAGGACCTCGGAAGATTCAACCCCCGTTCCTGATGTCGTTTTTAAGGACCAACTAAATAAATGGCAACAAAACGCCGAGCACTATACGAGCCTGATGGTCGATTATTTGTGTGCTAACTCGAGTTTATTTCCTGAGTATAACAACAACGTTTGGCCCCAGCGCTGCCCGATTGGAATAACAAAAGGTTCAAATACTTATTTATTTAGTTCGGGAAATACCGCCTCGAGCCGTACTTATGGCGTGAGGAGAATTAACCAAATTCCCTAACTGATGAAAAAACTAACTGAAAAAAAGCGGGTACAACTTGAGGCCCTCAAGCGGTACGAAAAGGAGCTTTTACTAAAAAATAAAAAACGAAAATGAGCTTTCTCGAGGCTTTATCGGATTTCCTTTCGAACGTCCAAAATTGGGTTTTCGGAATCGTGCTCGGTACGATGGGCAAAATATCTTACATGTTATACATGAAAAGAACGCTAACCGTCATTCAATGGGTGGCCGTTATCGGGCTTTCCGTTTTTTCGGGTTATATGACGTCGATTTACTGCGAGAATAACGGTTATAGCGTTGAAGCCAGCTGGGCGGTTCCTATGACGACGCTCATGGGGGAAAAACTGTTTATTTATGTTATGGCTAATTATAAAAAAATCATTTCGGGGGTTCTGAGTTTTCTAACGCCTAAAAAGTGAGCAAAAAGAACCCAAATAAAAAACCCATTGGCGAGCGAATTAAGGGCTCAAAATTCGGCTCATTTATTCGGGATAAAGTAAAGCCCGTCGCGGGCGATATCCTCGAAATTGCGGGCGATATTACAGGCGTTCAGGCCCTCGAGACGGTCGGCGCCTGGCTTAATGGTCAAAAGCATAAAAGCGAGGAGCATAACGCGCTGGCTTTGGAGTTCGAAAAGATGCGTTTAAACTTTGACCTTGAGATGACGCGACTCGATTTAACGACTGAGCTCGAATTTTATAAAGCTGAGGTCGACGATCGCAAAAGCGCCCGCGAACGTGAGGCGGCTTTTCTGAGCGCAACGGGTAAAAGAGACTGGCTTTTCGCCGCCGTCGTTATTATTGGGCTCAGCCTATTAATTGGCGTCGTTTTATCGTTAATATTTATCGTAATTCCCCACGAAAACCAACGTTTAGCGGATATGACATTCGGGAGTGTGTTGTCGATTGGGACATCGATTTTTGCCTATTACGTTGGAAGCTCAAGGGGCTCGAGAATGAAGGACGAAACACTCAGAAAATGGCAAGCCGAAAACTAACCGACTGTGATTACCGACTCCAAAGGGCTTACACGCTGGCGGCCCATGAATTTCGGGCGTTATATCCCAACGATCCACAGCCCTTTTTAACGTGTACGTTTCGGAGTAACGAGGAGCAAGCGGAACTCTACGCAAAGGGGCGGACGGTTGCGGGTAAAATCGTAACTAACATCAAAACGGGGGGAAAACACAACGTTAAACCCGCTCAGGCGTTCGACATTGCATTTAAAGACTCGGAAGGGGCTCTCGATTGGTCGCCTGAATTATTCGCCAAATTTGCGGCGATAATAAAAGCCAATTTTAACGGCCTTATAAAATGGGGGGGCGATTGGAAAAGGTTTCCCGACCGCCCCCATTTTGAAATTTAGCGCCTGTTATAAATCTCGTTTCCTGTTAGTTCGTACAAACGTTTATTAATCGCCCTTATCCGTTTATAATGGGACTTATATTCGTGGGTTGAATAATCGATTTCGTGTTTTAATAACATGATTCGCTCAGCCCTCAGGGCGTTAATTTCCGCGATTAGTTTAAATTTTTCGTCTAACAGGTTTTTTCTCATAACTCGCGGTCGTGTAAATTTTGCGCCAGGTGGCGCGCTTCCCTCAGGCCTTGAATGTAACCGCGTAATCCGTCCGAAAGTTGTGAGTTTCGGCCTTCATAGTTGGCAATTAAGGCGGTTAGCTGGCTGATTAAATCAGAAAGGCATGTCGTCGGATTGTCTCGCATTGGATGGGGTTTCGGCTTGTTTCTTTTCGCTGATTTGAAGGCTTAAAAATTTACCACTTTTCCCCTCTTTTACCCACGCGCTTAATCGCATCTCGCGGCCGTTTACGATAACCGTCCCGCCGTAATCGGGGGATTTCTCGTTTTGCTTTTTGTCGTTTTTGAATAGAGAACCTTGGCCCTCCTTTGGTTGAAAATTACTCATTTATTTAAATTTTAAGGGTTAACTATTTAATTTGTATCGTTCGTTTCCTGTCAATTTATAAAGCTCCGCCATAATTGACCATTGGCGGGCGTTTTCCGTAACGCATGGGCGGAGCGATCGCCGCGCCATTAGGATAAACAGTTCGTTTTTTAATTCCTTTATTCGCTCCTCGTTTTCCATTCGTTTACGCGTTTTTTGTAGTGGGTTATTAGTTCCTTTATTTCGTCTAGGCTCAGCCTTAACGGCTCGTTTCTCAGTAACATTAATTTCGACGCCCGTTCGAATCCGATTCGGTCGGTTAGCCTGGGGGCGTATTCTAACAAATTCCCGTGCTTATGCTGGTTACACTCGACGCATTGGCCGTGAACGTTGTCCTCGTTAAATCTTAGATTTGGGTAACTCCCAACGCTATAAAAATGGCCCGCGTCATATTTAGCGGGCAACGGTCGGCCGCAACTTATACAAGGTTGTTTTGAGTCCCTGAGCCTTATGAATTCGTTAAACACTTTTTGAAGGTCTCGGCGGTATTGGCTGACGCTCTTAACGTTTTCCCGCATTTGCCTAATTTCCCGTTTAACTTTTTTTCGCTCAGTTATCCGCCCCCATTGAATTAAACATTGGGGCTTTGTGCAAGTTGCTTGCAAGCTCGAATAAGTCGGGCTAAACTTTTCCTTGCACACTCGGCAACGTTTCATAAAATTTTAAAAGGAATTGATATTTACGCCCGTTTTTTGTCATTTCATCAATGAGCCGTAAATATATTTTAGTTGGCGTTCGTTTTAATAATTTCCCGTCTGGCTGCCAATTATTGTTTACAATACCAACAAACGAAACGCCCCACTTTTCCACGTGGAAAAGTAGATTTTTCTCGGTTAGTACATCATAACTACCCGTTTTTTTGTTCTTATAAACTTTCATCAGTTCCAAATGTTTCTTTTATGTATTTAAAGGCCTTGTATTGTATTTGGCTAATAACCTCATAATCTTTCGTTTTTTCGTAATCCTGAGCGGATTTAACAAAGGCGTCGGCGATTTGCTGGCGTTCCATTTCGAGCCCTTTTAATAGCATTTCGGGCGTTATTGGTGTTTCTTGTTCTAAAAACCAACTAAGAGCGGTTTGTTTTTTCATAGTTCCCAAGATTCGTTAATTATTAGTTTGTTTTGAATGTCGGTGTAGTGCATCGTTTCGGGGGTGAAATTCACGCTTAACATCCCCGTCCGCCCGTTTCGATGTTTGGCGATTATAAACTCCGCCCCGTTCGTTGGTGAGTTGGTGTCGTAATAGCCAGCGCGGTAAAGAAACGCCACAACGTCGGCGTCCTGTTCAAGGCTTCCCGAATCCCTCAGGTCCGAAAGGAGCGGGCGTTTATCCTGGCGGGCTTCGACGGCGCGGCTTAATTGGCTTAATGCGATTACGGGGATGGCGTTTTCTTTCGCGATCAACTTTAGCCCTCTCGAAATCGTGCTTATTTCTTGCTCACGGCTCCCGAAATTCTTTTTATTACCCGCGCTCAGGAGTTGGACGTAATCAATAAACGCGGCTTTTACGTTGGAACGCTCCGCCAAAGTTCTAACGCGGGTTTTTAAATCGAGTATTGATAGCCCTGGGCGATCGTCGATGTATATCGGGAGGGCGTTTAAACGGTCGACGGTTTGGTAATAGGTTCGTTTATCCTCAGGGGTTAGGGTATATTTCGCGAGCTTCTCGGCGTTTATTCCCGAAAGGATGGACGCCAGCCTAAAAACCAATTGAGCCCGCGACATTTCGAGTGAAAAGAACGCGACGGGGTAACCGCTTTGAGCCATATTCAGCGCCACACTTAACGCGAGGGCGGTTTTCCCCATTCCTGGGCGGGCGGCTATGTAAACGAGGTCCCCTTTTTGATGGCCTCCGAGAATATGGTCGACGCTCCTTATTCCCGTCGGTATTCCGCTCAGGCCGTGGCGCTCGCGCTCCTCGATGCTTTGGGTGGTTTCGGGGGTAATTTGTGAAATATGCGAGGTTTCGCCCTTGAGGTTGGATTTAATGAGGTCGGTTAATTGGATGGAATAGCTGTTATAAAGGTCGAATGGATCGTGCTCAGGCGATAACGCCTCCTCAGCTAACCGCGCCGCCATTTTAGCGAGTTCCCTTTTTAGGTACATTTCCACCATTTGGAGCGCCCACGTCTCGAGGTTGGCAGTTGAACTTACGCGGGTGGTGAGTTCCGATAGGTAAATGGGCCCTCCCGCCGCGCTCAATTGTTTAGATTTTCTGAGCGTTTGGGTAACGGTTAAAATATCGATGGGTAAATTTTCACTTTTCAGCTTTTGGATTGCATCAAAAATAAGCCCATTACGCGGGTCAAAAAACTTTTGGGGCGTTAGGATACCTTCGACGCATTTGAGTGCATTAAAATCGAGCAAAATAGCTCCTAGGGCTATTTTTTCGAGTTCGGTATCGTTGGGCGGTGTTAACATGGGTGTTTTTTGGGTTATCCGTGGGGGTTATACTTGTAAAGAATATCGGAGCCAGGAACTAATTCGCGATCGAGTTGGCGGTAAACCTCCTCGGGTTTGTTGGCTTTTGGTTTATCCTCGAGCCAACGGCCGCCCCTCATTTTTTGGCGCCAATTTTTAACGGGGGTTCCTTTGGAATCAATCCACTCTCCATCGGTGTAATACTGCCAAGCCTTGGCGCCAGCCTCAGCGGTGGAACCGTTTTCGATAAACCAACTTTTCACCTCCTCAAGGGTTGGCGGGGTAAATTCTTTTTTTATAGACTTTTTTTCTTGAGTAACATTACCGTTACCCTTTACATTACCCTTTACATTTACATTTACCGCTACGTTTGCTAAATCTTGCTTAGCTAAATTAGCATTTGCTAGCATTTGCTTAGATTTGCTTAACCCTCCTTTTCGGCCGTTTTCTTTTCTTACCTCGGCTATTCGTTCCCATTTTTCTAAATCGCGCTCCCATTGGTTAATAAAGGGGGTTAACGCAATTTTAAGCCAAAATTCGGATGGCATTTCGCCGCTTAAATGATAATTATAAATCGCTAAAAAGAGTTCGCCCGCTTGCTGGGTGTTGAGGTCGCCCAAGATATTGAGCGAATCAATGTAAAGAATAAAAGATTTTTTCATTTTAAAAATACGACTACCGCGCGCAACGGCGACCCCTCGCTCGAATGAGCTTAAGCATTACGGCGGTAGTCTGTATTTAATTTTTTCATGAGGTAGTCGCGTCGCAATAATAGCCCATTTTAAAACTCGAGGGTAACTTTTACGCCGTAACTTTTCAACACGTCGACGGCGCCCATTATTGCCGTGTTTCGCCTGTATTCGTCGAGTACACTCCGAGAATATTCCTCATTATTGGTAACCGCTGGCGGACCGAGCCGCGTTTTATCCTTGAAAGGGGTTTGAGGCTCAGTAAAAAGTGAGGTGTTTTTTCTAATTTCCTCATTTTCAATCGGGGCATTTTGGGGCATTTCGGGGAGTACTCCCTGAGCCCTTGCCCTACGGGTTTTTACATTCCTGAAAAGGTTGGGCGATTTTTTGAGCTTTTTGATGTCATACGCTACCGACCTCGGGCTCGCCACTAAGTCGGGGAGGCTGTAAAATCCTTTTTGATGGCGTATTAAGTGCCCAGCGCCTAACATGTGGGACATTAAGGAGCTCAGCGTCCCGCGCGGGGTATCGCTGAATTCATCGAGCATCTCGTTAACGTGGAGTCCTGGGTTGGCTGTTATCCATTTTTGGACGCGCTCAATACGAGCGACATAGTTAAAAGGGCTT